AATTTTAAAATAATACCTGCATCAAACAGTGAAGAAGATAAAGATGTTGCAGAGTTTGTTACATATGTTATGGAAAATATGCAAGGCTCAATGAATGACGCTTTGTTTCAAATATTGTCTGCACTTGATTATGGCTTCTCTATTACAGAATTAAATTATCAAGTATATGAAGAAGGCAAATATAAAGATAAAGTTGGTATTAAAAATCTAAAAACAAAAAAACCTCATCATTACTCATTTCAAGTTGACGCATATGCAAATATAAGAAAAAGAGGCTTAATACTAACTGTAGATGGTTTAGAAAAAAAATTACCTATAGATAAATTTATTATATTTAGTTATCAAAAAGAGTTTGGCAACCATTATGGCACGTCTGACCTTAGACCAGCATACAGAGGTTTTTGGTCAAAAGATGCAATAATAAAATTCTGGAATATATATTTAGAAAGATTTGCAAATCCAACAGTAATAGGCAAATACAGAAGTAATGACCCAAATTCTAAAACAAGTTTAAGAAACATTTTAGATGGCTTAACAGCTAAGACATCTATAACACACAGAATGGACGAATTCGATATTGATTTTCTTGAACCATCAAGGAGTTCAACAGATGACTTTAAAACTGCAATTAATTATTATGATAAATCTATTGCTCGTTCTATTCTTATCCCTGATAGAATGATGGCAGAGGGTCAGTTTGGAGCTTATTCTCAAGCAAAAGTGCATTTTGACGTATTTATGTTTGTGCTTGCAAAATTAAGACAAGATATAGAAGAAATTGTAGTAAATGAGCAATTTATAAAAAGACTTGTAAATATGAATTATGGCAACATTGCAATGCCAACATTTAAATTTAACGCAATGACAGAAGACCAAAAAATTGACCTTAATCAACTATTTGTAGATGCTGTAGCTAAAGGTGTAATAACAGCTACACAAGAAGACCAAAATGCAATAAGAGAAAACTTACATTTCCCTTTACAAACTGATTTAGATAAACAACCAAAAGAAGAAAATATAATTGGTCCAGAAGAGGTTGAAGAAGACGAAGAAGTGCTTAACTTAAATAGTCAGTTAGATTTAAGACCTACTGAAGCAATGGCAAAAGAAGGAGAGAAAGCACTAGAATGGAGAAGAGAACATGGAAGGGGTGGCACAGAGGTTGGCATAGCGAGAGCGAGACAATTGAAAAACAGAGAGAATCTTTCAGCAAGTACCGTGAAGCGTATGCACAGTTTTTTTTCCCGACACGAAGTAGACAAAAAAGCAGAGGGATTCAGACCAGGCGAAAAAGGTTATCCTAGTAATGGTAGAATAGCCTGGGCAATGTGGGGTGGTGACCCAGGACAATCATGGGCAAGAAATAAAAGAAACCAACTAGAAACTAAACCTGCTTCTGATAATCAAGATTTTAAAGATTATAGTGCAAGGGACAAAGCTTTAAAGAAAAAAGTTGAGGACCACAACGCAAAATACGGTGGCACAACAAAAAGAACAAATATGAGAACGCTTCGCGTTGTGTATAATAGAGGAATTGGAGCATATAGAACAAATCCAGGAAGCGTAAGACCTACTGTAAAATCTCCACAACAGTGGGCTTTAGCTAGAGTCAATTCTTATCTCTATGCATTAAGAAATGGTAGATTTAGAAGTGGTAAACACGACACAGACTTATTTCCAAAAGGACACCCATTAAGTAGCAAATGACATCTGTAGCGTCAGTAGAGCAAATATCCAATATAAGTAAAGTACAATCCTTTGTCAAATATGATATTAGGTGTTACAATTGTAATAAATTACTAGCAAAATCATATGTCAAGGGTTTTGTTGGAATTGAAATAAAATGCCCGAGATGTCGGGTTATAAATGAGGTGTAATATGCCAGGAAAACATGGTAAAGACAAAGAAAAGGACATGGGTGCACATTTAGATAAAGAAAAAGAAATGGGCGTACATGATAAAGATAAGGATATGGGTGCTCATGATGAAGATAAAGACATGAGAATGCTAAAGCCAGAAGTGCAAGAAAAAGACGCTGCTGACATAGAAAATTATGCAATGCAAGACCTTTTTACAACTGCAGAACAAGCAGAAGAAAAAGCTAAAGAAATGGGTCTAGAAGGTTCGCATACACACTCTCATATGGTTGACGGTAAAGAAATCAAATTATACATGCCTGGCAGAACACACGAAGAATATTTAGAGGCTAAGAAAAAAGAAATGGGTGCTCACGAAGACAAAGAGATGGGAGCTCATGAAGATGATGATAAAGAAATGGGTGCACATGAAGATGACAAAGAAAAAGACATGATGGACCATAAGAAAAAGAAAGACGAAGAAGAAGAAGATATGGCAATTACAGCAAATGACGTACATGTAAAAAAACCGATAGGAGCTGACAAATATTCACAAGATGACTGCGATTGTGAAGAAGCTAAAGATGAATGCGATTGTAAAGAAGAACAGAAAAATAACGCAGTCGAACAAACATTTAACCTAAATGGCGTTGAAATATTTTCGACAGGTATTTGGAATGGCGACAAATACAGTCA